ATGTATCATATTTATGCGTTTTTTTACACAATAATAAGAATATTTATTTTCTCTAAAATATTCTACTTATTTATTATGACATCCCAATATCCTGAATCTCATGACGTTAATTTATTGACATGGTGGATTTATTTTCTGATTTTTGATATTTGGTTATTACAAATGTTACCAAATAAAAAAACAAGTCAAGAAAATAAATCAAATGATAATGATATTTTACAATAAAATTTATCATTCTACGATATATTTATAAAGAAAAAATTTATGAAATATAATATTGTTAAAGAATCTGAAATACGTAGAATACTAAGAAAGGTTGTAAAGGAAGAAATGGAAACAGAAATTGGTGAGAAAAAAGATAAACCAAGATGTGTTTCAGGTAATGTCATACCTTTAGATGAAATCGTTGGGACTGCTGATGAATATGTTGATTATGCACCTGGTGTTAATAAAAGAAAATTGGGTGTAAATTCAATGGTTGATACTTTAGGTATCCTCAACAATATAAGACTATTCAAAGATGTAAAAGATGGTGGGTCTCACTTGGCATATAATATGATGCACCATCTAAATAAGTTCAGAAATAAGAATTATTACGATGAAACTTCCGATCAATGTAATAAAGCAATGGATAAAATCATTGAACTTTATAAAGAAAATGAACATGGAACTGAGCTTGTTAAAGATATTGAAAGAGTATTGAATCTTCAAACAAAAGATGATGAATACACACCCTCACCAAGAGCTAAAGAATATCTAAAAAGATGTTTAGCTTTGGTTAAAGGAGGATAATCTAACCTCTTAGGAGGACTTTTAGGACCGTTACTAGTTATGGTAACAAAAAAAGAGGACATCGCTACGTCCTCTTTTTCTTTTTCATAATATTTATAAAAAAAAACTATGAAAAAGAAATTATTCTTCGGATGGGAAAACATCAAATGGTTTTTCAATGAAATTACAAATATGTATTCCACAAAACCATCATTCTTTTCTAAAAAAAGAATTGAGTCTGGTGTCGCATTTGCTGTGGCTCAATGGGGAATGATTTTTTTCTTATTAGAAAAACATTCCGTATTAACAATGACTGATTTAATTATGTGGGCTGGCGTTGAGTTTGCAATTTCAGGTTACATTATCCACCAAATACAAAAAGAAAAGAAAACCGAAGAACAAAAACAAGAAACCCCCAACGAATAATTGAGGGTTTCTTTAATTTACTTAACTTCTTCGAAGTCTACATCAGAACCATTAAATCCATCAGCACTTTCGGTTTGATTACCTACATTACTATAAAGTTCTTGTGTGATTTTCTGCATTTTCATGTTAACATTTTCTAACACTTCATTGATTTTATCAACATCACCTGAGTTTTTAGCTTCTTTTAGTAATTCAACTGAATCAGTAACATCCTTTTTCTGTTCTTCACCAATTTTTTCATCCAAATCCTTCAATGTTTTTTCTATATTGAATATTACACTGTCGGCTTCGTTAATTTTTTCGGCTTTTTCTTTGATTAATCTGTCAGACTCTGCGTTTTCCTCAGCTTCTCTCTTCATTCTATCGATTTCTTCCTTAGATAATCCACTTGAGGACTCAATTCTGATAGTTTGTTGTTTGTTTGTACCCTTATCCAAAGCCGATACATTAATAATACCATTAGCATCAATGTCAAACGTCACTTCAATCTGAGGAACTCCCCTCATTGATGGTGGAATACCATCCAAATGGAATTTACCGATGGTTTTGTTGTCTTTCGCCATAGGTCTTTCACCCTGTAACACATGAATTTCAACAGATGGTTGATTATCAACAGCTGTAGAGAAAATTTGAGACCTTTTTGTTGGAATTGTGGTATTTGAGTCGATTAATTTAGTCATAATTCCACCCATAGTCTCAATTCCTAATGAAAGTGGGGTAACATCTAATAAAAGTACATCTTTTACGCCTCCATCTAACACACCACCCTGAATTGCAGCACCTAAAGCAACAACTTCATCAGGATTTACACCTTTAGATGGTTCTTTACCAAAGAATTTCTTTACCGCTTCTTGGATTGCAGGTATTCTAGTGGATCCGCCAACTAAAATAACCTCATCAATTTCTCCAAGGGTAAGATTAGCACTTGTCATTGCTCTTTTACAAGGTTCGATAGTTCTTTCAACTAATTTGTCGATAATTTGTTCGAATTTTGCTCTTGTAAGTGTTTTAACAAGGTGTTTTGGTTGATTATCAATAACCATAAAGTAAGGTAGATTGATTTCAGTACTTTGAGACGATGAAAGTTCAATTTTTGCCTTCTCTGCAGCTTCTCTAAGTCGTTGTAATGACATTGAATCGTCAATCCAACCCCCATTCTCATTTTTAAACTCATTTGTTAACCAATCAACTATGGCATTGTCAAAATCATCACCTCCAAGGTGAGTATCACCATCAGTTGATAATACTTCAAACACACCACCACCCAATTCAAGGATAGATACGTCATGAGTACCACCCCCACAGTCAAAAACAACGATTTTTGAGTCTTTGTTTTTCTTATCTAGACCATAAGCCAATGCCGCAGCCGTTGGCTCATTGATAATACGTCTAACATTCAACCCTGCAATCTCACCAGCTTCCTTTGTGGCTTGTCTTTGAGCATCATTGAAGTATGCTGGCACTGTAATAACTGCTTCAGTTACTGATTGACCCAAATAATCCTCAGCAGTTTGTTTCATTTTCTGTAATACCATTGCTGAAATTTCTTGTGGAGAATATTCCTTACCATCAATCTTAACTTTAGGTGTGTTATTTTTCCCTTTTACGACATTATATGGTACTCTCTTAACCTCAGACTTGATTTCGTCATAATTTGAGCCCATAAATCGTTTAATTGAATAGACAGTCTTGTCTGGATTTGTTACAGATTGTCTTTTTGCAGGATCTCCAATCTTTCTTTCCCCTCCATCAATAAATCCAACAATTGATGGGGTAGTTCTTTTACCCTCTGAATTGGTGATAATTATTGGTTCACCATTTTCCATAATTGAAACGCACGAATTTGTCGTACCTAAGTCAATTCCCAAAATTTTGCTCATAATTTTTCTGTTTTTGTTTAATTATATGTTTTATTTTTTATGGAGTCAATCCAAAATTTATATTTCAATATATAAAAACTAGACCATAATAAAAATAACTGACAATTTGTCAGTTTTTATGACAAATTAAATTTTTTTTATCAAATTATTGTTTTTTTGAAAACTTTGTTGTATTTATTCCTAAAACAAAAATCAATGGGTACTAATCTAATCAACATAAATCAAGTTTTATCTTACTAATCCTCCTATTATTAGGGGGATTTTTTTTATACATAAATTAACACATAAAAACAAATTTTTTAAAAAAATGAAAAACACAAAAATTTACAATGAATTGGTTCAAAAGATGAGAACCTTCTTCCAATCTAAAGGTTTCTTGGAAGTTCCAGTACAATCAAGACTTTCTATTCTTGCAGCATGTGAAAATCCACATAGCATCACAACATTTGAATATTCTGGAGAAGTTTGGCCTCTACCTCAAACAGGTCAAATGTGGTTGGAATACGAATTACTACAGAATCCTGAATATCCTGGAGTATATTGTATTTCAACATCATACAGACAAGAAAAAACACCAATACATGGAAGACACGATTTAATTTTCCCTATGTTTGAAGTTGAAACTAAAGGTACAAAAGAAGATATGGTTAAACTTCAAGCTGAAATGTTGGAATATCTTGGTTTTGATACACCAAAAGTTGTTGATTATAACCAACTATGTGAACATTACGGAACAGAAATCCTTGAAGCAGAACACGAAACTAAAATGTGGGATGAAATCGGTGATTCAATCTCCCTTCAAAACTTCCCATTAAGAACAAACCCATTCTGGAATATGCAAAAGGGTGAGGGTGATAAATTCCAAAAGGTTGACGTAATATTATTTGGTCAAGAAACAATTGGTTCTGCTGAAAGAAGCTGTGATAAAGAAAGTATGAAAGAAATGTTTTACACAATTGAAGGCGGAAACTACGCTGGAAAACTTTTTGAATTATTTGGTAAGGAAAGAGTAGAAAAAGATTTGGAAGATTTCTTATCTTTGGACTTCTTCCCAAGATTTGGTTGGGGTTGTGGTATGACCAGATTGGCAAGAGCGTATGAACTTAATCTTCAAAAAAAACTTAGTGCTGAAATCGCTTAATTATGGCAAAAAAACAAAATCCTGAACCCATTAATACTGGAACTACTAAATATGAGGTTGTTGTTGATGGGGATGATATTATTCAAATATGGAAATATGACAAAAGAATCAGTAAAACACCATATGAAATAGAAAATATCTATAAAGGAGAACCAAAATTTAGTAAATTAAAAAAGGGGTCGAAATAGACCCCTTTTTTTATTCTTTATCACCTTCTTTATATTTTTCGTCATTAAATTCTTTTAAATTATTTTTTATACTCTTTCCAAAATTAACTAAATCTAAAACGTGACGTATAAGTCCTTTCCCAAACATTACTTTCCAATTCTCATCAATTGATTTCATTTCAGCATATATTAATCCTAAACTAATTATCTTGGTTGATAGATGTTGTATGGGTATTAAATATTTAACAAATTCATTTAGTAAAAAAACATCCAACATAAAAAACAACAATATCAGTGAGGTATACCCAATTAATTTTGGAACAAACCCTCGTACAAAAGCTCTTGAAGTCCATCTAATTTTAGCCCCCTCTCTACGTTGTTTAATTATCCTACAATAAGCTGTAATGATATCAAGTAATACAAATCCTAGGATAACCAATAATATTCCAGCAGAAGGGGCAAAAAACGTCAAAATCGATAACCAAAATCCAAATAACCCCTCTTTGACAGTTTCAAATAAATGCTTCATATATATTTTTTCTTTTAAAAGTAAATAGTTTTTATTAAATTTAACAATTATAAATATCTAAATTCGAATAAAAGTTGGTATTTATCCCTCTTTGTCTTTACCAGAATACTTAACCCCCATTATTGTACCTATAATACTAAATGCGTTGGTTAAAAGAATACCTAACATATTTGACCAAGTAGACCCAATCATTTGAGTATCTTTATTTATTACTAATGCTAAAATATACATAAAAGTGGTTATAACCCCAATCGAAATAATGACACCTAAAGCTATCTTTACAATATTACCAATTAGCTCTGTTTGTGTTTTCTTTTGTAATACATCTAAATCATTAATTGCCATTGTTTTAGCTTCCTCAGCCCCAATTCTAGCCAATTCTGACTTAGCTATCTCTTGTTGGAGTTCCAAACTTATTCTTTCATTATCTTGTTTCCATGCAATTAGTTCTCTATTCTGAACTTCAAAGGTAATTTTAGAATCTTCCACCTCTTTTAAGGTAGCTTGAAGCTCAGTCATTATCCTTTCATTCTCATCATTAACTTCAAGTAATTCTTTATTCTTTTCTTGAACTTGTTTTGTTATTTCTAACCTCTTTTTTCTTGTCTCTTTGTCTTTTTCTTTACAATTCTCAACATATTTGGCAAAATCAGAATCATCTGAAGTGTCAATAATCTTCAAAATATTTCCCTCTAATCCAATATTTTTCTTTTCGAGTAAGTTTATTAACTCTTCCTTAGTTTCTTTATTTAATTTCATTATCTATATACCTTGAATGGAGCAGTTCTCTTTTTATATCCTTCATAAT